GGGTGCCAAGAAATCTAAGTCCAAAATCACAAACCAGCACAGTTACGCTAACTTCGACAGGTAGCGCATCTAAAGTTGCTGCAGCAGTCCCGTTCGGGGTCTATACTGCGTCCGTTGATTTTTTAACAGGCGCTGCCCTCCAGGTAGATTACGTCTATAAAAAACTAGGCGGCGACGTTGTTGATATCGAACTGACGCCTGCAAATGTATATGCGGCGTACGAAGAAGCTGTTCTAGAGTATTCCTATATTCTTAATTTGCATCAGAGTAAGAATGTCCTGTCTGACACCCTAGGTGCAACCACCGGTACGTTCAACCATAACGGAGAATTGAACACCGGACCCACAGGAAGTAATTTGCGCTTTGCACGTGCTCAGTTTACTTATGCCAAGAAAGTAGGTGATGGATTATCCGCCATGGGAGGCTTTGGCGGTACTATTCCGCAATATTCCGCGTCCTTTAAGACGGTGCAGAATCAGCAAGACTATGATATTCAGAATATTATCTCTAGCTCTTCTGCTTCCGGAGTGGACAGCAATGGCAAGAGTGTGCCCTTCGCCGGTAAAGTAAAAGATAATCGAGTATTTATCACTAAAGTGTTTTATCGATCTCCGCGTGCAATGTGGCGTTTTTACGGATATTATGGCGGAATTGGAGTGGTGGGCAATTATTCTACTTATGGGCAATATGCTGATGATTCTACTTTTGAAGTGGTGCCCACGTGGCAAAATAAAATGCAAGCGATCATGTATGAGGACTCTTTGTACACTAGAACTTCTCACTATGCATATGAATTAATCGACGGCAAATTGCGCTTATTCCCCAGCCCCTCCTATTGGTCTTTTGCTGACGCTGGGCTTATGTGGGTTAAGTTTTATGTTAAAACTGATGCTTGGGATGCAAATTCGGCATATGACGATGGAACCACCGGTGTCAATAACATGAATACGCTACCTTTTGACAACATTCCTTATAAAAACATCAACTCAATCGGAAAACAGTGGATTCGCAAGTATTGCCTTGCGTTGTGTAAAGAAATGCTGGGTCAAATTCGAGGAAAATTCACTACTGTGCCAATTCCTGGCGACAGTGTGACTCTTAATCACTCAGAATTGCTGTCCCAGGCGAAAGAAGAACAAACAAGCCTTAAAGATAAGTTACGCGAAATGCTTAAGGAAATGGAATATGGAGAACTGACCAAGATCGATAGCGAAAAAGCTGAAGCTGCTGCTACGACCTTTAAAAACTCTCCTTTACCAATTTTTGTAGGATAATAAGAAGATGGCAGACGAATGGAGCAGACCGAAAAACCCGCCCCCTCCTCTCTTCTTAGGAAAAAAGGAAAGAGACCTTGTAAAACAGGTTAATGACGAGTTAATTGAAAAAGTCATTGGCCAACAGATTTTATATTATCCGATTGACATGGAAAGAACCCATTTTCATGAATTATACGGCGAGGCGATCAACAAGAGCTACCTTCCTCCTGTGCGAGTATACGCGCTTGTGGAATTCACTGACTTTTCTACGGATTATCTCGAAGGAGCGGGAGTTGATAAAAGCTGGGAAATCAATGTGCACTTTCATAAGCGTCGATTGGAAGAAGATCAAGATATGTATGTAAGAGAGGGCGACTTTGTTTTATACGGAGATTATTACTACGAGATTGTTAAATTGAGCGAAGATACAAAACTCTTTGGTCAGGTGGATTACGGTTTCGAGATTTCTGCACGCTGCAGACGAGCAAGAAAGGGACTATTCGATGCTACCTGATAACTTTGATTTCGCTCAATTACCCACTGACTTCAAGCAGGGCACTCTAAAAGAGTTGGGCATGCTGGCTTCGACGATGGAGAGTATCGACATGGCGATCGTTTCGTGGCTAAAGGAAGATCTAGATCTCAGCGCTACGACTCATGAGGGGTTCACCAGTGTGCCCGTCTTGTGGCAAACTCCAGAAAGATCCTTTCAAGTAAAAAACGAAAAGTCTTTGCGCGACGCCGGCGGAGCGCTAAAGCTGCCCCTTATTAGTATCGAGCGCACCGGAGTAACTAAAGATCCTGCGCAAAAGGGGGGGTTTCAAGCACAAATCTTCTCAACACGCAAAAACGGCAAAACCGGTCGGCTTACGATCGCCAAGAGGATCAAGCAAGACAAAACAAGAAATTTTGCAGTCGCCTCTGGCACACGTACAAATTCCGGGGGTGTCCTACAGAAGTTTTACCCACGTGTCAATTCTAAAGTGGTCATTCAGAGTCTATCTATTCCCATTCCTGTTTACGTTAATGTCAATTATAAGATCCTGATCAAGTCGGAGTACCAACAACAGATGAATCAACTCGTAGAGCCCTTCATTTCCCGCCCCGGACAATTAAATTCGTTTGTTATGCGCCGCAATGGTCATCTATACGAGGCTTTCATTGAGCAAAACTTCACTCACACCAACAATATGTCTAACCTAGATGAAGACATGCGCATGTTTTCAACCGAAATTTCTATTCGGGTGTTGGGGTATCTTATCGGAGAAGGAGACAACGACGAACGACCCCTCATACGTATTGAAGAAAACACTGTAGAAATAACTTTTCCACGAGAATCGGTTGTACCTCCTGGCTACATTCCCCTGGCAGATGATTAGTTCCTGAAGTAAAATGCAATTTCTTGGTTCACTTCAAGACTTTTGATTATCAAAATACTATTTACAGTTGATTGACCGCCAAGATCATCAATTCATATCTTAATCAGCGAGAGAAGGAACCAAAAGATGTCAGTTAAGAATTTTAAGTTTGTATCTCCAGGAGTGTTTATTCATGAAATAGACAACTCCTTTGTCCCCAAATCAGCACAGGAAATCGGACCGTGCATTCTCGGACGCGCCACGCGTGGGTTGGCTATGCAGCCAGTTACCGTCGAATCGTACTCTTCGTTTGTCGAAATGTTCGGCGATACTGTGCCTGGAATGGGCGGAGGGTCTCCATCGTCTGGAGACGTTTATCGTTACGGAAACTATCAGTCTCCGATGTACGGCACGTATGCCGCAAAAGCCTTTTTGAAAGCAAATGTTGCACCCGTTACTTATGTGCGGCTGTTGGGCCAGCAGTCTACCGACGCCACTACCGCAGGAGAAGCCGGCTGGAAAACTGCCACCCAAGTGACTAGCTCCGCCGCCGGCGGCGGCGCTTACGGTTTGTGGCTCTTCAGTTCAGGAAGTAGCGCCACAACTATGACAGGTACTTTAGGGGCGATTATATACGCCAATGCGAGTACTGCTGTTCCATTATTGTCGGGAGCGCTGTGGTGTAGAAATGACAGCAACCAATCGACAGCTTCGGTCGGCGCGGTGATCAACACAGATTCTAATGGATTCTTCACGATCGAAATCGGATCTACTGGAAAGAAGGTTAAATTCAATTTTGATGATACCGGCGAGAACTTTATTCGCAAGAAGCTTAATACCAACCCTCAGATGATGGCGGCTGGTGATTTTTACGCTACGTCTTCAGAGGTTAGTTATTGGCTGGGAGAGACCTATGAGCAAGCTATTCGGGATGCCAACTTAACATCCGCTACTACTGTGTGCGGTATGATTGCGGCAATTGCATTATCTGGCTCTTCCATGGCGCCCAGCGCCGAGACTTCACCTGCGAACATGATGGGCGCCGCGGCAGAAGCCGCGTCCGGCTGGTTTATTGGTCAAGATCTTGGACCAGCAGCCTCCTATAGCCCTGCGAAGATGCAAAAGCTCTTCCGCTTAAAGGGTCGTGGACACGGCGAATGGCTTCACAAGAACGTTAAGGTTTCAATTGATAATATCAGAGCCTCTAACAACAGCATTACAGATTATGGTACTTTCTCGGTTCTTCTGCGCGCCATCCACGATACGGACAACAATGTGCAGGTTATCGAACGTTATGATAACTGTACGCTAGACCCCACATCGCCAGATTTTGTTGCACGCCGTATTGGAGATAAATATTCCCAATGGGACTCTGCTAAGCGCCTTCTTCGCGATTACGGAGAGTATCCCAACCAATCTAAGTATGTTTATGTACAGATGAACTCGGACGCCGAAGCCGGCGCTACCGATGCCCTTCTGCTGCCATTCGGATATCAAGGACCGCCTCAGTATACCGATGTTGGTATGCGTGGTGACTCCATTGGATCTGCGTCGATGTCCGGTATTGATGCTCGTTATGTTCTCATGAATGCGGTTTTTGGAGATTATGCCAAGACCGGCTCTGGCGCCGGAACGCCCGCTAACTGTTTTGTTAGTGGTAGCACATCCGGATCCCTTGCGACGACGAGCTTAAACCTCTCACTTAAGTTCCCGCACGTACGACTACGAACCTCGGCATCTGACGGTGGGCTCACTGATCCTACCGATGCGTTCTTCGGAATGCAAACTACTCGCGAAAGCGGGAGCACAAAGCCCGATATGAGTGTGGGAGATTTCGGTCGAGCACTTTATGGCGGAGTTGCCGGTTCTGACTTGTCAGCAGGCAGCTATACAGGAATTTCCAACTTCTCATACATCTTCTCTATGGACGATGTTGCAAAGTCGGGTTCAAACTACTACTACTCGTCCGGATCTCGCGTACGCGGCGACGCAGTTAGCAGCGCCTCTTATAAAGACCTGTTGGATGCAAACTATAACGGATTCACAGCGCCACTCTTTGGTGGTAGCGATGGCTTCGATATTTTAAAGCCAGATCCCCTCTATAATACAGGCATGAGCGCTGCTTCGAGTGAGCGTAATAGCTCGATTTACTATACATGGCGCCGCGCAATTGACACTGTCGCCGATCCTGAGTATATCGATATGAATGTATTGGTGGCTCCTGGTCTGACTAACGATGCACTCACTACGCATATGATTAACACATGCGAAGAAAGAGCTGACGCACTAGCTCTCATTGATCTTCCTGACGTATATGTTCCTCCACATGAGAAATATTACGCCAACAAGAACAATCGTCTTGTCAAGAATGCACTGCAAGCCTCTACGGCCCTCAGAGATAGAAGAATTGATTCCAGCTATGGATGCACATTCTATCCTTGGGTGCAGACGAGAGATGAAGATACTGGAATCCTTCTTTGGATCCCGCCTTCTGTTGCAATGTTGGGCGTCCTGGCTAGCTCTCAAGCTAAGTCTCACGTATGGTTTGCTCCCGCCGGGTTTAACCGCGGTGGGCTCACAGAG